TACACAGACCGGCTTTAACCGCTATCAGGCTATCACGCCTTCCGCAGGCAATTCGTTTACCGATCAGAGCAAAACGGAAGTCAATATTGCACTCCAGGGCGATGTCTCCCCAGGTAGCGACAACAGTCGCCAACTTCAGGATCTGTTCGCAAAGATTGATAGTGATAAACGCAATAGCGCGCTTTCGCACTTCAGCGCAATGGGAGGGCTACCCGCATGATGCTGGCACTCGGCTTTTTTGTCTTTATGCGTAAAACGCTGCCGTTTCAGCAGATGAATCGCAGCTCCGACTTTAACTGGAAGCCCAACAGCCGCGTCGGCAAGCATGCGGCCTTCCAGTACCTCGGTCCGGGCGATGACTCCATTTCTATCAGCGGCGAACTTTATCCGGAGCTTACCGGTGGACATGCCTCGCTGGACGCAATCCGCCTT